AGTATTTGTAATTTTTGATCTGTATTGGTTGTGAAGATATCTGCATTGAATGTAAGTTCGAAAGGTGTTGGCATTATTCTTTCAATAGTGTGTGATTGACCTGGTGCGCCAGTGTATTGACCTGTGCCTGCATCATACTCTCTTTCACGTATGTGTTTCTTGTCAACATGATAAGGATTGTACATTCTGTCTCTATCATATCTAAGATCTGTAATGTAACAACTTATTTGCGGTGCTGGTATCAAAGTGTTTTCTGATCCTTTGCGAATGATCTGTGCCACCTGTCTTGACATGTCTCCATACTTGACTGGCACTTGAAGAGTTTCAGATGCGCCTTTAGAATTTTTGCCAGTCACATAAGAAAAATTACTCATCATTCTTATGAATTGTAAAATGTATCTTCTTATTTGTGCGTCATAAAAATGTTGCATTAGTTGTCTGCCTGTGGTTTCAGTAATTTGCTTAACGCCACACGTTCTTTAGTTGTTGATGATCCATCTGCAAGTGTTGTGGTGTTGGTATTATTAATAAATCCAGTTTTTTGTGTATTTCTAGTGCTTGTTTGTGTCATTGTTTGTCTTACATTATCCTCTATCTTCACAAATCGCCTGCCATCATATCTAAACAATCGATTGGGTGAGTAATCTGTTCTTAACACAAACATTCCCTCCACAGGATTGTTTGGAAAGGTTGTAGCTGCGACATATGTTTCACCATTAGCTGGTATGCCATCACCAGTCAAATAACCTTCCAGGTATCCATTTGCAGTTGGTGATTGATACACCTTGTCAACATTTATGTGTCCAGTGTCAGTGGTCATGTCATCATCAACTGTGACAAGAGCTACTCTGCCTTCATCATCAGTAGGCATGACATGCAACTGCTTTGTGTTATATCCTGACTGTGGTGCATCTGACTCTGCTTGATTAATAATTGCATCGTTGATTTCAATCTCTTTGTCCCTTGTTTTTTGCGATGTGTTTTCATCTTTATCGCCCAGTATGTCTCTGTATTCTTGTGCGTCAGTGATGCCTTTTACTCTAGCCCTATAAAGATGTGGCCACCATGTTTTACTGAATCCTTCAGCGGCTCTGCTAACATCCTCTACCACATAATATCTTTTAAGTGTCTCTGTGTCTGATGTGTCTAAACTATAATCATCTTTGAGGTGAGGCAACTCTATGACATCACCAGCCATAATTTTCCTACCCAAAGCGTCAACTATATCTCTTATATGGAAGGTCATAAACAATTGATCATTTTGTAAAAATAAACCAAATTGCGAAAGATCAAAGTCAATGTCACCAACATTATAGATTACTCGTGTATGATAAACATCAGGCTCATATTTTCTATCCCTGTTTTCCAAAAATAGTAGATCTTGAATCGCAAGTTCGTTGAGTGAATCACCAGATCTTTCCGGTTGTGTTGCGTCATTAAGTTCGCCTTGGTCATTAGGAGACACATACTTGTGTATATAGGCGTCTGTGCCACCCACTTGAAACATTTCAGAAACATTGCGATCTATGAAAGCAAAATCATTTCCTTTTTCAGGTTTGAACAGAGATAGTCTTGGCATTTTGTATATTTATGGCACTATAAATACATGCCATGCCAGATACAGCACAAGCACAAACTACTGAAACACAAGTCAATTCTGCAAAACAGGAGATTTTCGATTACGTCAAAACAAGACTAGGTGATGGTATGATTGAGGTAGAACTTGATCCCAAGCATCTAGAAAACGCATTTGTTACATCCGTTGACAAATTTAGACAAAGATCGTCTAATGCAGTTGAAGAATCATATGGATTTATCGAACTACAAAAAGACCAAACAAATTACACACTGCCAGCAGAAGTTATTAATGTATCAAGAATATACAGAAGAACTGTTGGTGGTGCATCATCGTCTGAAGGTGGCACAACCTTTGATCCATTTGAATTGGCTTATACAAACATATATCTACTACAAACAGGAAGAATAGGTGGACTAGCCACGTATGATATGTTTGCTGGATATCAAGAACTAGTTGCTAGAATGTTCGGTGGCTTTATCAATTTCAAATTCGATCAACCAACAAGACGACTACAAATTTTCAGACGACAGCGTTCAAAAGAAATAGTTTTAATAGAACAATCAAACTTCCGACCAGACTTTATTTTACTTTCAGACATATATGCAAAGCCATGGATTAGAGAATACACACTGGCAGTTGCCAAATATACATTAGGTGAAGCAAGATCAAAATTTCAAACCATCGCAGGACCACAAGGTGGCGCAGGCCTCAATGGCGATGCATTGAAAAATGAAGCCATTAATGAGATGACCAAACTTGAACAAGAAATTGGCAACTATGCTGAAGGTGGTACACCTTTATCATTTACAATAGGATAATTTTTCTATATAATATTTTTATGATTATAGGCATATGTGGACTCATAGGCTCAGGCAAAGGCACTGTAGCTGATACATTAGTTTCCGCATATGACTTCAAAAAACTTTCGTTTGCTGATAAACTTAAGGATGCTGTATCAGAAATATTTGAATGGCCAAGACAGATGTTGGAGGGCAAAACTCCGCAGTCGAGAGATTGGCGCGAAAGGCCTGATGCTTTTTGGTCATCTGAAGTAGGTTATGATGTTACTCCAAGACATGTGCTACAAGTGTTTGGCACAGAGTGTATGAGACAAGGCTTCTTTGATGGAATATGGGTCAGTCTTGTAAAACAAAAGATACAGGACAATCCAGACACAAATTGGGTGCTACCAGACACAAGATTTCCTAATGAAGTCAATATGATCAAGTCCATAGGGGGATCAGTTTGGTGCATACAAAGGGGACAAAATCCACAATGGTTCGATGATTACAAACAACATGGCAAAAAGCCAACTGATGTGCATCCATCGGAATGGGCATGGGCACATTCTGAATTTGATCATGTAATAGACAATGATACAAACAAAGAAGATTTAGAAGAGAAAATTAATTATCTGATACAAGATCACCTTGACGCCACCCTTGTTTCTTAACATGTAATAATCTATTACAGTTTGCACAAACTGTTTTCAAGTTTCTGTTATTGTTGTTGGTCATGTTGCCATCAAGATAATACACATCAAGTTGATGTGGATGCTGTGCTGTAAAGCCGCACATTTCACAAGACTTTTGTTTGGCATATCCCGAACGTTGCCAGGCTGGGGTTGTTATAGATGAACTGTTGCTTTTCCTAATACATGCATCACATTTTTTCCTATAATAAATTTTATCGCCACGTCTATAGTTGTAGGCAGCTGGTTTGCTGTTACATTCTTGACACAATGGTCTTTGTGATCCGTTTCCATTAAGCACGTAGATATTTATAGGTACCTTTTCGGTACTCTTTATTTTCGACATCTAACTTCCACTAGTTGTAGTGGCAACTGGCCAAGATAAAGTGTCAGGCACTGGCACAGGAACAGCCTCAGGCACACTGAGCACTAACGCAAATCAAATCTTTTTGATTTCATCACAGAGAGAATTAACACAAACTTTCGGTAACCCCGAATTCAAAACAGATGCATCAGGTACACCAATCCAAGGGTCTGAACTAAATGAATATGGACTCCAGGCAGCTTACTCCTTCCTTGGTATTGCCAATCGAGCATTTGTTATTAGAGCAAACGTAGATCTAGACGAACTAACAGGGTCAGCAAACGCACCTGGTGGCAGACCCAATGATGGTTTCTTTTGGTTAGATCTTGCAAATTCAGCCTTTGGTATCAAAGAATGGGACGCTGGCACACAAGAATTTACAGTAAGGACTCCAATTTTTGTGACATCAACAGATGATGTCACAGGCAACGCACCAAAAGCCACTGTAGGATCAATAGATGACTATGCCATAGTTGCAACAAATCCATACAACAGATTATATTACAAAACACGTTCAAACACATGGGTACAGGTTGGTTCAGCTTCATCTGCAACCAAAGATGCATCATGGGCTTCATCACATCCAACTATCAGAGGCACAGCCACAAATCCAACACTAAATGATGGCACATTAACTATTAACGGTAACGAAATCAATACCGGAGCAACAGTAACAACAGCTGCGGCAAACATTAATAGTGCAGGAATCGAAGGTGTGGCGGCAGCGGCAGTTGATGGCAAACTAGAAATTTATGGTATACCAAGAGCAACAGGTGATGATTCATCTACAACAGCAGTAGCTTCAACAATCATCATTGGCAACGTTGGTGACAGTACAATAACTGCCACTACACAACTTGGTATCACAGCCGGTAGATATCATGTATT